AATCATATGCCTCCTAAAGTTAAGGATGAAGATTGGAGATTATTAATAAATGGTTTAATGGATGAAGTTACCGTAATTCCTTCGTCAGGAGATTCCGATCCCTTGGTGAGATTGCAGCGCTACCTTAAAGATTTTTGTACTAACCGAACACAAGGGAAAGTTATCGCCGATTTGAAACGTGGAGTACCTGTGGCAATTGAAGGAGAAATAATTTTTTTATTTGAAAACTTGTGGACCTATCTAACTAAGAAAAAATGGGATAGGTCAGAACGATGGACAGAAATGTCCCTCACGAATATAGGTGCTAAATCTAAAACTATTAGGATAGACCCTAAAACCACCCAACGTGTTCGGGTCATACAAATGACAAATATTGATCAATTAACAATTACTTTACCTAAATTTAAAGAGGAGGATAGTTTTTAAATATGACAAAAGGATCCGCTGTTGAGATTGATGGACATGTGTTTCGTTCTAGACTGGAAGCAATATGGTACAACTTTATAAAGACAATATTTAAATGCCCGGATCAGGAAGCTCGAGTACAGCCAGAACCACAGTTCGATAATAGTAACGGCTATGAGCCGGACCAACAAATTACTTATGGTTTTAGTAATACTATTATTACGGAAATTAAACCCTTCTCTGAAGCTAAGGATTTCAACGGTCAGGGCATACAGGAGCTAAAAGAGAAAATAAAAAAATCCCTCATCATGAACCACCTCAATGCAAAAAACTGGCCTTTTCTTATTTTAGGAGAACACCCTCTTATAATTACGCCCGGTAAACGCCTACTTGCAGGATATCAAGTTATATATGATGAGATGAAGTATCGTTTGAAGCCTGCGTATTGGGTAGTACCTAAAAAAGATTCCTCTCTCGTGGATTTACATGTTCCTACAGCCAATAAAGATCTCTCGCTCTTTTTCAAATTCAAAAATGATGAAGCATCTGTTGACACACCACCTCCCCACCTAATAAAAAAAATTAACACTAGGTGGAATGAAGCCCAGAATCACCCTGCAATAAGAAGCAACTCACCTTCTGCCAAAAAACCCTTACCTAAACATGGAGGGTTGTGCGGGGATTGTTTTTGCCGCTCAGTTGAGGATTGGAAAAAACAACTTGATATCCCTACAGTAGACTATAAGGTAAACCTTAAATACTGTTCTGTGTGTGGAAATATAAAACTATACAAAATTTCCCTGATGGGCACATTTATTTATTTGCGAGACCACAAAGCCCCCTCTGGTAGAGACCCTAGATTTGAAACAATAAAAGAAACGCACGACACATTGGGCTATGCAACTCCCGATAGCAGAAATCCAGCAATTAAAGCTCACTTTGCAAACTCTCATAATAAGAAGAAAAAAACATAACCTATGCAAACAATAATTTTAGGCCCACCTGGTACGGGGAAAACAACTCGACTCTTGCAATTAGTAGAACAATATTTAGAAAAAGGAGCTCTTCCAAAAGAGATTGGATATTTTGCATTTACTAAACGTGCAGCAAATGAAGCCATCAATCGTGCATGTGTTAAATTTAATTTTGAAAAAGATGAATTAAAATATTTCCAAACACTTCACTCTTTTGCTTTTCGCACATTAGGAATAAACAAAGATAAAGTCATGAACAATGGACACTACCGACATTTTGGAAAACTTATGGGAACTCAGGTTGAATATGCTTCACACCAATCCGAGGAAAGTGATTATTTTTCCTCTGATTCCGAATATTTAAGTATTATAGAATTAGCGAAAGCGAGAGGAGTGAGTACACGTGAACAATTTGATCAAAATGAACACGCGGGTGATGTTGAATGGCACTTATTGGAAGCAATTGATCGCGGCTTAAAGCAATACAAACTAGATTATGGACTCCTAGATTTTAGTGATATGCTCACGCAAGCCATTGAAAACGCTACATTTCCTCGGTTCAAAGTTATCTTCATCGATGAGGCACAAGACCTCAGTCACCTCCAATGGAAATTGGTTCAAAAACTTACTCAACATTCAGAAGATGTCTATATTGCAGGTGACGACGATCAAGCTATCTTTCGTTGGGCTGGTGCGGATGTCGAACATTTTAGAAAATTAAATGGTCACATCGAAGTTCTAAAAAAATCATACCGCGTACCACAAGTGGTTCACGAACTTTCACAAGTTATTGTTAATCGCATTGAAAAACGCAGACAAAAAGAATGGTTGCCTCATGATGAACTCGGTGCAATTTATTATTATAATAATCATGAAGAAATAGATATGAGCAAAGGACAGTGGCTTATTCTTGCACGCACAAATTATTTACTTGAACCTTTTCGTGATCGGTGTGAACAGGCAGGGTGGTTTTATCAATACCGTCATAACACTTCCGCCAATCCACAACTTCTAAAAGCAATTAGGAATTGGACCAAATGGAAACGTGGAGAGATTCGATTACCCTATTCAGATATTAATAGTATCTATAGTTATATGACTGTTGCAGGTGGAAAAATTAAACATGGGTATAAACAATTAAAAACAATGGATAAGGACAACGAATATAATTTTAAGGAATGTTTGAAGCATTATGGATTATTGACGCAAGAGGAATGGTATGAAGCGTTTGACAGTGTTACCGACAGGCAAAGTGAGTATATTCGCGCTATGCTTCGTAATGGTGAGGACTTGAAGCAAGCGCCAAGGATCACAATTTCTACAATTCATGCAGCAAAAGGTGGCGAATCAACAAATGTAGTTTTACTTCCTCAATTAACAATAATAACAGAAGAAGGGTTTCATAAAAACCCTGATGATGAACATCGCTTGTATTATGTTGGTGTTACGCGCACAAAAAAAACTTTACATATTGTAGAGCCGGAGAATCCTGAACGCACATACCATATATGAAATCACTTAAAAAACAAATCAAAGGAAATCACTACTTGAAATTTAAAATTCAACCTGCTGAATTTATTAATAAAAATGGTTTGCTATGGGCAGAAGGTAATGTTATAAAGTATGTATGTCGGCATCGCGACAAAGGACACGCAGCCGATATAAATAAAGCGATGCATTATTTAGAAATGATAAAGGAGAGAGACTATGACGAGTAGACAAATGCAATTTAAAAGTTTATTTTCCCCTCCTCCAGAATGGGTAGTCCCCGCTCAATTTCCAAACCTCACCAAAGAAGATACAATAGCCATTGACTTAGAAACATACGATCCTAACTTAAAGATCAAAGGCTCCGGTGCCATTATTCAAAAAGGACGCATCATTGGCATTGCTGTTGCATCAGAAAATTTTAAAGGCTATTACCCCGTGGGCCATGAAACAGGAAACGTGGACACTGAGCGTGCACGTGCATGGCTCCAAGCAATATTGAATTCCCCCGCAACGAAAGTTTTTCATAATGCGATGTATGATGTCTGCTGGCTCAAAGGATCAGGGTACAAGGTTCAAGGGCCAATCGTAGATACTATGATGGCCGCTTCTGTTATTGATGAGAACAGACGCAGTTATACACTTGATGCATTGGGAAGAGATTATCTTGGGAAAGGAAAAAATGAAAGCGGATTAGTTGAGGCCGGCAAAGAATGGGGCGTAAATCCTAAATCAGAGATGTATAAACTCCCCCCTCTTTACGTTGGGGGCTATGCGGAACAAGACGCAGATCTTACTTTTAAACTATGGAAACGATTACAAACAGAAATTAGTGCACAAGATCTCACCGACGTTTTCAAATTAGAAACCGATCTTTTCCCATGCCTCGTGGATATGCGTTTCCAAGGAGTTCGAGTTAATGAAGTGAAAGCCCATCAATTAAAACGATCCTTAGCTGCAAAAGAGGAAAAGATATTAGTAGCCATTAAAGGATTAACTGGACTGAATGTAGAGATATGGGCTGCACGTTCTATTGCCAAAGCATTCGATAAGCTTAAACTACCTTATGACAGAACAGAAAAATCAGAGGAACCCTCTTTCACCAAAGGCTTTCTTTCTAATCACCCCCATAAACTCGCACAACTTATTGTAGCAGCACGCGAGACTAATAAGGCCCACACTACTTTTATTGATACTATTCTTAAACATCATCACAATGGACGTATTCATGCAGACATTAATCAGCTACGCTCAGATGATGGTGGCACAGTCACGGGAAGATTTTCATATGCGAACCCCAATTTACAGCAGATTCCAGCCAGAAATAGAGACTTAGGGCCATTGATTCGGTCCTTATTTATTCCAGAAGAAGGATGTAAGTGGGCTGTTTTTGATTACAATCAACAGGAGCCACGATTAGTGG